AAAAATTTAGCATTGCAATATTATAAAATTATGTCATATAGAGGTTTTTATAAAAAAGTATTAGGACAAAAAATTATAGAACATGTTTCTAATGAAGGTGATATCTCTAAAATTTATAGAAAAACGGAATCTGGTGATTATGAGCGTGATGTTGCTGTTGATAAAATAGAAGATTTAAATAATACAATATTAGTTGTTGATGAAGCACATCATTTAACTGGTAATGATTATGGTTTAGCAGTTCAAAAAATTATTAAAAATTCTAAGAATTTAAAAGTTATTTTATTAACTGCAACACCTATGAAAAATTTAGCAGATGATATTATTGAAATGATTAATTATTTAAGACCAGCAAACGATCCAATCGAACGTGATTTGATATTTACATCTGAAAAGAATCATTTAATGAAATTTAAGGAAAATGGCAAAGAATATTTTCAAAGAATGTGTCAAGGATATATATCATATTATAGAGGCGCTAATCCATATACATTTGCAGTACAAAAAGATCAAGGCGAAATACCTAGTGCATTATTATTTACTAGCTTGGTTAGATGCAAAATGTCAGACTTTCAATTACAAGTATATAATACTGTTTTAGAAGCAGAAGGTGATACATTAGATCGTAGATCTGCATCAGTTGCTAATTTTGTATTTCCAAGTTATTCATTAGAAACAAAAAAAATATTTGGCACATTTAGTTTAACAGGAATCAACAACATTAAAAATTTATTAAAATCAAATAAAGAAAAATATTTGTCAACATTAGCAAATGAATTTGGTTTTAATAAAGTAGATGATATTAATAATATTGTTAAAGAATATCATAAATACAAATCATTAAGTGGTAAAATATTCGAACAACCTTATTTACAATTTTTTTCAACTAAATTTAATACATGTTTAAATAATCTTTTAAATTTAGTTGAACCATATACACCAAATTCAGCAGATACATTAGAAACATCAGATTCTAATAATATTATACCAGCTAGTACTAAAAATATAAAACCGAATGGTGTTGGTACAGCGTTTGTTTATTCTAATTTAGTAAAAATTGGTATTGAATTATTTGAACAAGTATTGTTAGCCAATGGTTGTCTCGAATATAGAGAAGATGGTATTTATAATTTATATGAAAATACTAGAGATTACTTAACAGGAATGTCATATAAAGATTTTAAAGAACTAAATATTACAAGAAAATTTTATCCAACAACATATATTACTATAACTGGTGCTTCAGAAGAATCAGCAGAACAAATTCCAGAAGAAAAAAAAAAGATATTAGATTCTGTTTTTTCATCAATAGAAAATGTACAAGGTCAATATATTAAATTTATATTAGGTTCAAAAGTTATGACCGAGGGTATTACAATTAAGCAGATTAAAGAAATTCATGTATTAGATGCTGCATATCATTTAGGTCAATTACAACAAGTAATTGGTAGAGGTATTCGTTTTTGTGTACATAATAATATTTCTAGTGAAGAAAATCCTTATCCGGAAGTTAGAGTGTATAGGTATGTTGTTAGTTTTGATGATCCAGATAAATTAACAAATGAAGAAATTTTATACCAAAAAGCAGAAAAAAAATATATTTTAGTTAAAGAAACTGAAAGATTAATGAAAGAAGTATCAATTGATTGTCCTCTTAATTATAATGGAAACATTATTAAAGATGAAGTTGATGAATATAAAGATTGTGTAGAACCAAATGAATATGAAAAATTAAATATTGAACAAAAAAAACATAGTAAACAGTGTCCATTAAAATGTGATTTTAAAGAATGTGCATATTTATGTTATGATAAAAAATTAAATTTGAAATATTATGATAGAACAACAAAATTATATAAAAAAATAACAAAAAACAATATTGATTTTTCTACATTTACAAACAAATTGGCAAGAAATGAAATCGAATCATGTAAAGATAAAATTAAAGAAATGTATAAATATAAATATATTTATGTATTAGATGAAATTGTAGATATTGTTAAAAATTCATTTGTAGGTGAAAAAAAAGAATTATTTGAACCTTTTTTTGTATACCAAGCATTGGATGAACTAATACCAATTACAGAAAATGATTTTAATAATTTTCATGATAATATTTATGATAAATACAATGTACCTGGTTATTTAATTTATCGTAAAAAATATTATATATTTCAGCCATTTAATCAAAATGAAAATGTACCAATGTATTACAGACATAATTATCAAACAGATTTAATAAATCAATTATCTTTATTTGAATATTTAAAGAATATACCAGAGTTTAATAATTTTATCTCAAAAGATATATTAAATGATACTGTTGATAATATTAACAAAAAAATATTAATTAAAAATGAATATAATTTTAATGATGTTTTTGAATACTATGATAAAAAAGATGAATTTGTTTATGTTGGTATTATTGATAAACCTCTTGCAAGAAAAAAAACAATAACTGAAGAACTAGAAGATGTTTTTAAAATTAGAGAAAAAAGAGCTAAAATTTTAGATAAAAAAAGAGGTACAGGTATACCATCACTAAAAGGTGCTGTTTGTTATTCATCTAAAGATAAAAAATTTTTATTAAAGATTGCTCAAAAAATAGGTATTATTGATATTCCAAAAGATAGTAGAATTAATATATGCAAAGCAATAAAATATCGATTATTATATTTAGAAAAATTTTCAAGAGAAAAAGATAATAATAAATTTACATATATAATCATACCTAAAAATCATCCAAAATATAATTTTCCTTTTAATTTAGAAGATAGAATCGAATATATTAAAACTACTATTGAACAAAAAATACCTATTTTTATTAATATATCAGTTAAAGAATTACAAAATGGTATTTTTGAAAATGTTCGTGATAAAAAATTACCTAAATATGAATTAAAATTTACTAATAAAAAAGAATATGATATTTATAAACAAGACATTATTGGTATCGGCTTTATTTTAGAAAATAATGAATGGTCTATATTGATTGAATAATATTCTTGTAAATATAAAATTGAAAATAATTTAAATAAGATATATATATATATATTATTTAATGTCGTATCAATTAATAAATCCATTTATAACTAAGGAATTAGTATCAAAGATATGTATTTATCCTAATCAGATGGATAATAATCTATATTTAAATTTAAAAAAAAATCTTAGAAAAAAATTAGAGGGCAAATGTAATAAATATGGATATATAAACAAGATTATAAAAATTTCTGAATATTCAAATGGTTACATTGATCCAGAAAATTTTTCAGGAAATGCAGTATATGATATCAAATACATTGCAAATATTTGCATACCAATTATTAAAACATCTATTATAGTTCGTGTTGAAAATTTTAATAAAATACTTATTTTGGGTATTAATGGACCATTAAATGCAATTATAAAAATTTCAGATATGAATGATAATATTTTTATTGTAAAAGGTATTAATATTTATATTAACACATTAAAAAGAAATTTAGAAATAGGTGATTATTTAAAAATATTAATTAATGCTCAAAAATTTAATCCCGGTGAAGATAAAATTGGTATTTTAGGTTTTGTTGAAGATGTCGCAACAGAAGAAGAAATTAAAAAATATGTTTATAATGATAAATTTAATACAGATGAAGATGAAGCATATCAAGATAACATTGTTCCTGAATTTAATGAAGATGAAGAAATAAAAACAATTGAAGATGAAAAAAATAAAAATTATTTAGAAGTTTAAAAATTAAATATTCATAAAATATTAATGAAATATAATATTAATATATATGTTATTAATAATTTTTATTATATGTATTATTGTATATCTAAATTATAATTATTTTTTTATATTAGAGAATTATGATGAAAATAATATATTATTTTTATCAGAAAATGAAGCATATAAAGTGTTAACAGAAGATGATGAATTTTTTAATAAATTTAACAAATATGATATGATTGCGCGAGATATTAATTCTATTATAGAATATCATGATAAGATTAAAAAGTCAGTTAGTAACTTTAATGATAATGAACAAAAAATTTTAATTAATGCAATTAAAAAAAGTGATACTATTTGTTATAATTTAAATGAATCATGGTTAGATGGAAAAAAATTAAAAGAAATAAAATGGAATTTAATAAAAATAAATGGTTTTGAATATGAATGTGGTTTACCACATACAAGATTTGATTATATAATATTACCTGAACAAAATATATATGCTTCTTTTAACAATTTAGTAAATACGCTTATACATGAAAAATTACATATATATCAACGATTATATCCTAATGATATTAAAATATATTTAGAAGAAAATAAATATTATAAATATAAATTACAAAATAAATATACTAATATTAGAGCAAATCCAGATACAGATAACTGGGTATATATAGATACAAACGGTAATGAATTAAAATCAAAATATTTATTTAAGAATCCAAGAACAATAAAAGATGTAGAATATTATCCAGAAGATAATCCAACAAATGAACATCCATACGAAAAAATGGTTTATGATTTAATAAATAAAATAAAATAAAACAATTTAAAAGATAATATCTAATTATTATTAGTTTTTTAAAATGTTTGAGCAGGATAATATATTTGGGGAAAAAAAAATCTTTTGTTTAAATTGTGGTAAATTAAATCATACAATTAATACATGTACATTTTCAACATCATCTTTTGGTGTTATTAATCTCAAATTTACTGGTAAATTTGAGAAATATAATTATATTTTTAAAAATAAATATATTATAAAAGACACCAAACCGGATATTAATAAAATAAATATGTTTTGGTTTAATAATAAAAATCTTGACAAGGATTGTGATGATTTAATAAAAGAATTAAAAGATTCAATATTATTTTTATTAGTTTCACGAAAAAATAGTTTAGGTTATATTGAATTTATAAGAGGTAAATATAAAATAGATGATATATGTACAATTAAACATTTATTTGATCAAATGACTGAAAATGAAATAACAAATATAATTACAAATGATTTTGATTATTTATGGTGTGAATTATGGAAAAAAAGTTCAAGAAATAAGATATATGAAAAAGAATATGAAATATCTAGTGAAAAGTTTAAATTATTAAAAGAGACATTACTAGAAACAATAAAAACATATAGACCCAAATATCCTATACCAGAGTGGGGGTTTCCAAAAGGTAGAAGACATTATATGGAAAAAGATATTACTTGTGCAATTAGAGAATGTTGTGAAGAAACATCATTACACAAGTCTGAAATAAATGTATTGGATAGAATTTATCCATTAGTTGAGGAATTTAAGGGTACAAATGGAATTGATTATAGAAATGTTTATTTTTTATCAATAATAGACAATCCCAGAGAATTATATGCGGATACAACATACGAACAAAATATAGAAATTGGTTTCTTAGGTTGGTTTAAGTATAATAAAGTAAGTAATTTAATAAGACCGTATCATATTGAGAAAAAAAAAATAATAGATGACATAATTAAATTTATAGCATATAACATATCATATTTAGAGATTAAAAATAGTTTAACAATAGCAATTTAATTGCAATTTAATTACAATTTAATTATAATTTAATTCAAATATTAATTATATTTGAATTAAAAAATTTCATAATATAATTAATGGAAACAAATATTTTACATGATAATATATTATTATTTGATTTAATAAAAAAAAATAATTGGAAGGAGTTTAAACAATATCTAAATAATAATATTAATTATAATATTAGAGATGAACAGGGAAATTACTTAATACAATATATACTATTATATAATAAAGTTGAAATATTAAAAACAATATTAAATTTTAATGTTAAGATTGATTTTTTGGATGTTGAAGGTAGATCAATTTTATATTTACCGATTAAATATAATTATATTGAAATTATTAAATTATTAATTATTAAAGAGAGTAATTCAATTGGAATATCTATATTAAATTTAAAAGATAGATATGGTCATTATCCTTTACATTATTGTATATTTTTAAATAATGTTAATATATTCAAAATGTTAATTAAGGTAGCAAATATTCATATATATGATAATAATAAAAATTCATTATTTCATATTGCTATTAAAAATACTAATATTGATTTTTTAGATTTATTATTAAATACAAAATTAGATATTAATATAGTTAATCTATCTAATGAAACTGTATTACATTTAGCATGTATAAATGATTTAACGGAATATATTAATAAAATATTACAATTTAAGCCAAATTTAAATATAAGGGAAAAAAATAATAATTTAACACCATTAATGATATCAATATTAAATAATAATATTGAAGTATCGCTACAAATATTAAATTTAAAATGTGATATAAATCTTCAGGAAATTAGTGGTAATACAGCATTACATTTAGCAATAATTGAAGATAAATATGAAGTAATTACAAAAATATTAGATTATGATATTAATTATAATTTAATTAATATAGATGCAAATACTCCACTACATTTAATACTTGATAAAATTATTGATGATAAAATTAATCCTTCTAATTATAATCTAAATAAAATTATTCAAAAAAGTAATTTAAATATTCAAAATAGAAATGGCGATACTCCATTGCATTTATTAATAAAAAGTGGACTATATATTAATTTTGTAAATATTTTGGAAAAAAAAAGATGCAATATTTATATTATTAATAAAAAACATCAGACACCTTTATCTTTAGTTAATAAAAAAAATATTGATCTTTTTATTGATACAATAGCATCTAGTTTTTTATATTCACTCAAAGAAAAAAATATTAATATTAAATGGACAACAAAATGGCAAAATGAATGTGCTACAAAAGATATAAATGATAGTAAGTGTTTAAATATTATTAAAAAATACATTATTAATGATAAAATATCACTACCACAAAAAATAAGACATTATTGTATTGATTTTAAAATTCCTTTACAAAGTTTATTAACAACATTTACAGGTATAACATTAGATGTTATTACATCATATATATATTTAATTAAAAAATATAATATGTTATCAACGTCAATTACTGAAAGTTTTGTAACAAATGATGAAATATATAATTATTATAAAAAGATTGGAATTATAAAAAATTTAAATAACGAATATTTAAATTTTGAAATATTTTGGATTTTTCAAAATATTTTTTTTCCATCTAATATTGAAAGCATAGTTGAAATTTTTTTAAAAAATGATAAACAAATATTAGCAATACCGATTGCTATCGAAATAGATGATAATTCACATGCAAATATTTTAATTATTGATAAATTTTATAAAACGATTGAACGTTTTGAACCAAATGGATCTGAAGAGCCAAATGGTTTATATTATAATAAAAATTTATTAGATTATTCATTAAAGTCGTATTTTTTAAAATTATTTAAAGATTATGAGTATTTGCATCCATATGATTTTTTACCTATTATTGGTTTTCAATTTTATGAAACCACAGAAAATAAAAAAATGAAAAGAATTGGTGATCCTGGTGGTTTTTGTGTTGCGTGGTGTGTGTGGTATTTAGAACAAAGATTAAAATATCTTGTAGAACCAAAACTATTAGCAAATAAACTGATTATTAAAATTAGAGCTAAAGATATTTCTTTTAAAAATTTAATTAGAAATTATGCAAATGATATTTTAATTGAAAGAGATAATATATTAAATTCACTTAAATTTGACATTAATGATATTATTAATGATAATCTATCAGATGAAAATTTAGAAAAAATCAAAAATAAGATTTTAATTGAGATTAAAAAAATTATATAAAATACAAATATTTAATAACATTAAGAATAATAATAAAAAAAATTATTAATATAAAGATATCATTATATGTTGTTTTTGTTTCAATATTAAATTTTTCATTATAATAAGATATTGTATCCTGATATAAAAATTCACGTTTATTATTAATTTTTGATACAGAATTATGTAATTTATTGATCCATTTAATTACATCATTTTTATTAACAAAATTTATATTTGATAAATTATTTTTTTTAAGATATTCAGAATAATGATATCTACATTTTTCACATGGTAATAATAATATTAGTGAATTCATAAAATTTTTAAAAGCTATTTGTGTTTCATTATTAATAATTTCAGGTAATCCAAATGCAATCGAATCTATTGCAAACCACATTTTTGGTCCCCATACATTTGGTGGTAAATTTATATGTAAATTCATATGTATATCATCCATGATATAATATATGTATATATTATTTATGATATATAATTTATAAAAATGAATTTATAAATTAATTGTATTTATTTTATGATTAGGATTTTCTAAATATTTATATATATCTAAGTTAAATATATTATTTTCTATCATAAAATCACACATATCTGTATTAAAATTAAATTTATTTAAATATCCATTTAATTTTTTAGTTGAAATGTAAATATTATTACAAAATTTTTTATAAAAGTGTTTAACTTTATTATGGATACTAATTATTTCAAATTTATTTTTTATTAATCGAATAACTTGAAAATTTATTTTATTTTTATTATTAGCATATGATAAATATTCTTCTATGTTTTGATTAACTTTTAATTTTTTATTAAATATATTTCCATTTATAATTTTAATATTATCAATCATGATAATTATATCATTTTTTTTTAATTGTGAATAGTCTTTATCTAATTTAATATATTCACCATTATTGATTAAAGAATTAATTAATATGTCATTGTCAAATTTATAATGATCACTATTTATTTTTAATTCATAATAATTATAATTTACTTTAATAAATATATCATTTTTTGTAAAATTGATTAAAGGTATTATTATTGTTTTTGAATTAATACAATTACCAGTTATACCAAAAATTTTTGTTTTTTCTTTGTTATGAACAATTGAACCTAAATATGTGTTTTTTTCTTCACAACAATAGAATATTTGTTCTGGTAATAATGAATGGATATTATTTGTTTTATAAATATCATAATCTATTATTGGTTCTTTAACATGTCCATATATAAATAATTCATGATCTAAAAAATATTTCATTTTAATTTTATTAATTTTTACAAAATTAATAAAATCAGAATTATAATCGCTAATTGAAAAAATAAGATAATTCCACATTTTAGATTTTGCTATTAAAGCTAATTTATGGCTATTAGTCCAATTTATTTCTTCTGATTCTTGCATTTCAATTTCTTTATGTGATAAGTAATGACTAGAAATAATACCCGGAATATAACCAGTACATATTGAATTACATAAATTTAATCCACCAACATAGATGATTTTTTCTTTAAATTCTTTTAATTCAAAATCAGGTTCAAGTATTACTAATTTTAAAATGCCAGCAATCTTATTAAGTTCCATTTATAAATAATAAATATATTTTACTTATAAATAAATTATACAATTTTTTTATAAGTAAAATATATAATCTATTCTAAAAATATAATGACTGATTTTAAAAATAAAAAAATATATCATATATTAAATCATTATTATGGTTTTGGTGATTATTTAAGAGGAACAATTTTTTTATATCAAAATGCTGAAAAACATAATTTAGATATACAATTATATGTAGCTAATCATGTTATTAATAAGTTTTTAGAAAATGAACAAGACATTTTTAATTTTAAAAATGTTCAATTATTTTTAGTGTCTGATAATAAACAGAATGTATTTGATTTATTAATAACTGATTTTATAAATTCATCTGAACAACATTTATATATAACAACAAATTATTTATATATTAAGAACTGTATAACAGATAATACTAAAAAGTGTATTAATGAATTTTTTAAATTTAAACAAAAATATTATGATATCGCTAGAGAAATTATTAAGACTGATACCTATAATATTTTACATATTCGTTGTCATGATAATTGTTTTGATGTAGATTTTCATTCTGATAAATTATTAGTAGAAATCTTAAAACTAAATTTAGATGAAAATACTTTAGTTATTAGTAATAATTATTCAATAAAAAAAAAATTAAATAAATTATTTGGCTTTAAAATTATAGAAAATAAATCAGTCCATTTTGCAAATAAAAAAAATGATTATAATGATTTAGAATCTACTATAATTGATTATATTTTACTTTCAAAATCATCATCAACATATTGTATTAGTTTTTATGGTCATGGTAGTGGTTTTAGTGAACAATGTTCTGTATTACATAATGTACCATATAAATTAATTAAATTTAATGATAATCCCATTATTGATCAAAATAATCCAACTAAAGATCAAATTAATGATATATTATTATTATTAAAACAGTATGATTTACGTCTTAATACACATGAATTAATTAAAGAAAGTGATACTAATAATCCCATTATTGATCAAAATAATCCAACGAAAGATCAAATTAATGATATATTATTATTATTAAAACAGTATGATTTACGTCTTAATACACATGAATTAATTAAAGAAAGTGATACTAATAATATATAACAAACAACCATCACCACAAAAATAAATGTCCTTAATAAAAAAGCCACTAGCTTTTTTATTAAGCGAATTTATAATAATTTAACATTTTTTTATTAAAAAAAATGTTAAATTATTATAAATGTCTAATTTTTGTATTATAAAAAAAATATCATTTAGTTTTAGTAAAGGTGGCCTAAATTCGTCCAGAAATATTAAAAATTTAGTTTCATTACCGTATATTACAAATCAATCAACTGAAGGACATGTTGATAGTAGAAATAATGAATCATTCGGTTTGTATACATATTGGAATGAATTTGAAACGATTCCTAATAATTATAAAGATATTGATATTACTGAATATAATATTAATTTACAAAGTGGTGATAGGTACCATAATATAGAACCTAATCCATTAAATTTTACTGTTTATTTAAGACCTTATGATACTAAAAATATTAGTTTTTTACCATTAACATTTAAAAATGTTAAATTTTTGCATTTTGAAAATATTATATTTCCTTCATATATACAACTTTCTAAATTTAGCACAACAAGTGATGATAATTATGGACAAATATTAACTGATATTTCTAATTCATTTATATTAAATGATATAACAAATATTAATAAAATAAATACTGATATTTTAAATTATCAAATATGTAATGTTGTACAAAATCTTAATTATGTAGAAGTAAATTTTACATTAAATTTAGTTGATACAGTTGTTTATAATTATATTAATAATAATAATGTTAAAACATTAGTTAAATATAGTGGATTACTTTATTCAGATAGTAAAATTGCATATATATCTATTCAACCGATGAATGATAAATATATATATAGTACTAAAAATATATCTATTTTTAGACCAGTTTTTCCTAGAATGAAAAGTACAACTAGTGTATGTTCAAGTATTCGAAAATCATTTATTGTTTACAAAAATACAGATTTAATAAATATAAATAAATTTAGTATTAAATTATTAGATCAAGATTGTAATCAAATAATTATTAATAATTTAGATTATACAGTTACATCAATATCATGTACATGTTCTAATGTAAAAGATTATTCTTGTAAATGTTATTATTTAAGGCATCCATTAAATACAAATTTTCAAATAGATATTTTTTTAAAAATTGGATGTTTTGAACAAATTATTAGACAAAAAGATTATGCAACAAGATAATTTATGAAATGAGATAATTTTAAAAAATTGATAAATATATATTTAAATATTATATATATATAATATTTAATGAATAATATTATTATATATGAATTACCTCAATTAGATAATTCAATTATTAAGTTAATTAAAAAAAAAGGATTTGGACCTTCATTTAGTCGTTTTCTAGCCCAGCCACAATTTAAAAATGGTTTTAATCATTATATACATAAGGCAAAAGATAAGATGGCATTTCAAGATGATCCAAAATATAAAAATAAACATTTTTATCTAGTTACTAATCCTTTTGAACATACAATTACTAATAATGCAAAAGATAAATTAGATATAGCTTCATATTCAAAGATCTATTTTGATATTACAAATAATAAAGTAAATATAGTTTCACGAGCATTTTATAAATTATGGGAAATATTAATTATGTTTAATAATAAATTATTTTCAAAGAAAAAATCTATTATTTCTGCTCATTTAGCAGAAGCACCTGGTTCATTTGTTCAGTCACTAATATTTTTTAGAGAAAAATTCTATAAATTAGATGAATATAAAAATGATGAACACTATGTTATATCTATTGCTGAGGAAGGTGTTCCTAGTTTTAGAAAAGATTTTAAAAGTGAATATTCAAAAGTCAAAATTTATGAACAAGATGGTGGTGATTTAACATCAATAGCATCAATAAATAAATTTGTAAAATTTAGTAAAAAAGCAGATTTTATTACAGCTGATGGTGGATTTATTTGGAAAGATGAAAATTATCAAGAACAAGAAGCATATAGATTAATTATTGGTGAAATTTTAACAGCAATTAAAATTCAAGCAGAAGATGGATCTTTTATAATTAAATTATTTGAAATATATACTGATATTACTATTAAAATTATTTCAATTTTAGCTTCATGTTATAAAAAAGTTTTTATTACCAAACCATTTACATCTAGACAATCTAATTCTGAAAAATATATTGTTTGTATAGGTTTTCAAAGTTCTAAAGTAGATGAAAGTATTATTATAGAACTAGAAAAATTATTAGAACAAATGAATGATATGGAGAACAAAGAATTATTTGTATCTAATATTTTACCAGAATATGAAATTGATGAAAATATGAAAATAACTATTAATTTTTCATCAATATTATTATCAAATTTACAACATGTTGCAATTAATAAAATGAAAAAATATGTTGATTCTGGTAATTATTATGGTGATCAATATCATCAATATTTAGAAGAACAACAAAAAGCAAATGATTTTTGGACAGCAACATTTTATCCAATAGATTTAAAAGATATGAAAGTTGTTATTAAAAATCTTGATAATATAATTAATACTACATTACAAACATCAGAAGAGCAACTTAAAGATTATAGCAACCGTCTAAAATATTCTGTCTAATTTTACTTTATAATAAAAATTGAAAAAAAAAGTTTATAATCATTACATTATTGTTATATTACTTGCACTTATAAATATCATAGTGCAACAAAAATGTCACAATTTAGCTCTGGTGGTTCTGCTGGTGGTGCCGGTGGTTCTGTTGGCGGTGGCGGTGGTTCTGTTGGTGGTGCCGGTGGTTCTGTTGGCGTTGGCGGTGGTGGTTCTGTTGGTGGTGCCGGTGGTTCTGGTGGCGATGATCTGTCACCTGACGACATCATGAAAAACTTACTAAACTTACTTGGTCTAGTATCTCTAGCATCATTAATTGACAAATTAAAGCCACTGTATCCCAATCAGGTCTTGGTCGGTACCGAAGTTATGAATGTGGCAGCATTTTTAACAATGACTGTTTTGATTCTGCGTAGAGCAAATCAACCAGCACATGTGTTTAATTTGCCTTCGGACCCTGGCCACTTGCTGCACCTCTTGATATCCTTAAAGAAACAAGAGGTGCAGGATGAAACACACTTGCCTAGATTGTGTGCAGCATTGGATACAACCCTTCCACTATTGATGGAAGGAATTATTCACTGGTTTCCAGATCTACCAGCGACAAACTACGACCAAGTTGGCTTGATTCATCGTCTTACACGTTTGATTTGGGAACTTCATCCTGAACGTCGCACCGAGCTATCAGACTTTATCGTGCCACAAATGGCTATCCCGCCGGTCCCAAAGTCATGGCAAGTTCTGAGAAAAATCCAAGAAGAACTTTGGATTATACCAGGATCCGGTCCTGATGATATTACTTCATTGGTGCGTCATATGATGATAAAATCATATTCAGACTCGGTAAAAATGATAAAGCCAATTGGCGAGCTTTTGCAAGCCTACGGCATACATGCAGAGGCCGGAGTACCTGTTAGTGGTTCTGGACAGTGTTTTTTAACAATGACAGCAAATTTTATTGTCCTGACAGATTATTCAAATACATTAACGCTTCGCCAGTTAGCGAATATGTATTATGCTGATTTAGCAAATATGTAATCATTCGGTCATCAAATTAAGAAGAACAACAAATATTTTTAAATTTAAATTTAAAAATATTTACTACATTTTATAATAAAAATAAATTGGATAATTATTCAATATATATTATAAAATACTATAATAAAATGTTTATTCTCACTTTAACAAAATATTTTTAAATTTAAATTTAAAAATATTTTAAATTTATATTATATAAAAATATTTTTATAAAAAATAATTTCATCAATAAGTATTATATATGAATAATTTTAAAATAGCGTGTGTTTTAATTGCAATTATAGTAATATTTTATTTAATTAGTAATTATAGTAATAATGTTTTAGAAAAATTTAAACTTGGAAGATCAGCAAAAAAACCAAAAAAATCAAAAAAATCAAAAAAATCAAAAAAATCAAAAAAATCAAAACAAACAAAACAAAAACATAGTAAATTAAAAACAGTAGGTGCACTAGGTGCACTAGGTGCACTAGGTACAGTAGGTGCACTAGGTGCACTAGGTACAGTAGGTGCACTAGGTGCACTAGGTGCACTAAAAAGACGCCATAAACAAAAAATTCAACCAGCAATGGCACCAGTAATGGCACCAGTAATGGCACCGGTAATTAATACAGAGGAAAGTGCTGCTGATGAAAGTGCTGCTGATGAAAGCGCTGCTGATGAAAGTGTTTTTGATGAAAGCTCTGCTGATGAAAGTGCTGCTGATGAAAGTGCTGCTGATGAAAGTGTTGCTGATGAAACTGCTTCAGATAAAACTGCTTCAGATAAAACTGCTTCAGATAAAACTGCTTCAGATAAAACTGCTTCAGATAAAACCGCTTCAGATAAAACCGCTTCAGATAAAACCGCTTCAGATAAGACTG